TTGACCAATTCAAGGAGAGTTTTAGCCTGGATGGAAAGCGGCACTACATGAGGGCGGCGCATCTTCATCCGCTCTGCGGGGATCTGCCAGATGCCTTTCTCTAAATCGAATTCAGCCCATTCAGCAGCGCGTAATTCAATCGTGCGCGTACCAGTAAGCATCAATAGCCGGGTGGCATTTTGTGTAACCTTACTGCCAGTGTATTCACTGAGTGCGCGAAGGAAGCCCCCTATCTGTTCGGTTAGAATGATGAGGGAAATGCTTTTGCTTAGGCGCTTTGAGTGCGCCTGCGAGATCGGTAACGGGGTTATGCTCGGCTCTGCCGGAGATGACGGCATAGGTAAAAATCTGGCGGCAAGCCTGGCGGGTTTTCTTCAGCTTATCCAGAACGCCGCGCTGCTCCATCTTTCTGAGCACCAGCAGCATCTCTGCCGCTTTGATTTCTGCGATGGCACGTTTACCGATAAACGGGAACACATCTTTTTGCAGGTACTCCAGAATGTCACTGGCATAGCCCTGTGACAAGTTAGGGCGCTTATGCTCATGCCATTCAATAGCCAGTGCTTCGAAGCTGTTACTGACCGCCAGAATCCTAGCCTGCTTCTCTGTCTGTTTAACTTCGCCCGGATCTCAACCAGCAGCCAAAGTACGTTTAGCTTCGTCACGCTTAACCCTGGCATCAGCCAGAGACACGTCAGGATATACCCCCCCCCAGCGCCAGCAGCTTTTCTTTTCCCGCAAAGCGGTACTTTAAGCGCCAGTATCGTGAGCCATTGGTATTAACGAGAAGGTAAAGGCCGCCGCCGTCAGAGAGCTTATAGGCTTTATCTTTGGCCTTTTTTGAAGTATCCACTGTGCGGGCATTGAGTTTCAATTTGGGGGTATCTCATTTCATTGAACAGAACTATACCCCCACATGATTGTTGATTTCAATAGATGTTAGTATACGTTGAGATAACGAGATTCGTGGGAAGGTGCTTACCAGCTGAGGTTTTGTGGACTTTAGTAGACGCCCTACAGGATTCGAACCTGTGACCTACGGCTTAGAAGGGCGATAACTTCTGATTTTAACGCATAACAAATGATTTCATTCAGTTTCAACTTGCTGTAATAAAAATAGTTTTACATGTTGTATAATTTCACATTTATAACATAGTATTTCACCATAACGACACCCGTAAGAGCACCCGTAATGGCAGGAATCTTACTCACTGACAGCAAGATAAAGGGCATCAAACCCAAAGAGCAAGCATATTACGTGTGGCAGGCATCAGCCACCAGAGGTACAGGACGCTTGGGGCTGAAAGTTTACCCTTCCGGCAGAAAGATTTTTGTTTACAAGTACCATAAAGAGGGTGCTCGAAAATTCCTTTCACTGGGAGATTATCCCAAGGTAACGCTCGCAGAAGCAACCGCAAAAGCCCTCACCGCCGCTGCCAATATCACAGCGCCAGAAACGTCTATTGCTGAACACGCTACTATAAAACAATTTTTTGACGATTACATCACCACTCAAAAAAACAAGGTAATCGCTCTTATGACAAAACAAAAAACAGACTCAACCAAGTGTTAACCAGTAAGTACATTGATCCTGCTACACCCGCTAAGGAAATAACACCCGTTCAGATTAAGCGTGTTCTTGCAGAGTTTATAGAACGTGGGGCAAACGCCGGGGCAAAGATTCTGAAACGGCAGAGAGAAAAATATCCAGACGCGATGTTTCTTTTTCCAGGCAATACAAAAGAAGGGCATTTGCTGTCCGCTGAGTACAGTAAACAACTCCGTAAATTTTATAAATTAACCGGTTTTGATAAATTCACACCCAGAGATATTCGCCGTACCTTTAAAACCCTGGCAGGGGATATGGGCATTAGTACGGAAATGCGTGATAGACTTCAAAATCATAAAAGGCCAGGTGTGTCAGAGAAACATTACGATAGGTATGATTACCTAAGAGAAAAACGAGAAATAATTGAACAGTGGGAAACAAAGTTGCTTAGCTTGTAATTTATCAATTTTTGTTATCTATCTAACAGATAGCAATATGGCCCGTTACATCGTTATGTGTTGGGCTTATTACTTCAATTGGCATTTATTAACTTAGCTTGGTACACTGTACCCATGACAAAATCATCACTCTCAATACATGATTCACTGTTCAAAAAGTTCCTTGGCGATATCGCTGTAGCTAGAGACTTTTTGGAGGTACATTTGCCACCTCATCTTCGGGAGCGCTGCGATTTCAGTACTCTTGCGATGGAATCAGGCAGCTTTATCGAAGATGACTTGCGCACCCAGTGTTCAGATATGCTTTACTCGATAAAGACTACGATGGGCCACGATGGTTACGTTTATTGTCTTGTCGAGCACCAGAGCCGCCCTGAAGAGCTAATGGCATTCAGGCTTTTACGGTACAGTGTAGCAGCCATGCAGCGGCACCTTGAACAAGGCAACGACACCTTGCCGGTAGTGATCCCACTGCTGTTCTACCACGGTACCATATCACCCTATCCGTACACTACCCAATGGTTTGACTGCTTTATAGCTCAGGCAGGAAATACGATTGACGGCGAGGGATTCATACGTGCCCTTGCGGAAAAGGCACCGACTTACCGGGAGGATTTTATGACGATTGCAGAACAGCTTGAGGCTAGAGGTGAGGCTAGAGGTATCCAACTAGGCAAACAGGAAGGCTACCAGCTAGGCCGACAGGATGGGGTTAACGAAGGTGAGAAAAACGCCTCACGTAAAATTGCTCAACAGTTACTAGCTAACGGTGCAGAGCGCAATCTTATAAAAATTTCTACTGGCCTTTCAGAGGATGAACTAGATAAACTATGAGGCAAGAAGCTAGCTCGCCTCTAGCTTACAGATGAATTTCAATATAAAACAATGGCTTATTAATTATTTTATACCGTTTTCCCTTATCCGTTTCAGCATTCAATAACTTTCAGCAAGAACTCCCAGAAACAATCCTGATTAACCAGCCAATTATCAAACTCATTTTGTATAGTCATCCAGCTTTCTGGTCGTAGTGGGATGATCTGACAGCCGAATCCTCGTCCGTTTTTCTTATCTGCTTTTGTACTTCCTCTCCATCGGTTCCATAGTGTGCGAGAGTCGGCGCTATTTGGCCGACTGATGGCGCTACTTTGTCGGTCATTAGCCACATTGTGTATTTTTCAAAAAGACTTGTATTTGTAATTTGGAGTATAGGTTGAAGACCTGGCTCAGCATGTCCTCCTTCATAATTTTTTAACGAACTTAATGCTATCCCGCTAATTTTACAGAATGTTATCTGTGTTAACCCCTCTGCTTTTCTGATGGCTTTAATCTTTTGAGACATTTTCATTTGACAAGGTTCCAGATGGTAGACTACATTCTCAATAAAGGTCTGTGTTATAGAACCTTTATTGATCTGCAACTGCCTCTAAAACCAGACAACTGGATAAATCAAGGCAAATGCACCCAACTTAAGAATACCAGAAATTAGGTTTTTAAGCGGTTAGAAGTGGTTGGAAAGAATTTCATTAGGGGGCGAAGTGAGCAACGACGACTACGAGATCAGATATCCGATAGACGCAGTGAACATAAAAAAATTTGCTGAATTGCTCGGTAAAACTCCTAGTGCGGTAAAGGATATGGCTGAAAACCAAAAGTTACCTGTCATTTTCTTGAAAGATCCAAACAAACCCAACGCCAGAGTTGGCGAGAGGTGGATATATCTCCCTGAATTTAACCGAATAGTCCGAGAAGCTTACTTTAACCGTCCCGCAGAAGAACGTGATGCCTGGCTTAAATGGCTTGGGTTGTGAACCAAGCAAGAAATTTGAACAAAAGTCCATAGCCAGCGTTTAGTGCGGAACTGCTCTTTAACAATACGGTATCAGCAAAAAAATCTGTGAAACGGATGGCAGGGAAATTGCGCCTGTCATTTGCTGATAGCTTCAAAGTTGTTTTTTGAAGCGAAGTCAAACCGATGTTTATCGGGACTTTCCGGCCGGACGTATGCCGATACAGGTGTACACAAATCACCAATAGGTGGATTTGTAGTAAGTATTTCTTGTGTACTTACCATAAATCTTCTTGTAGGGGGATATGAATTAATGAATGCCCGACAACGTTGCCGTGAACGGCGGCAAATGCGCTATCGAGACCAGTGCAGAATACGACAGATAAGATTGAATATTATTCGTACTGCTAACGCACAGCAACGTTCAACCGAAGAGATAATTGATGATGTTTGGCGTGATTATCCCGCTAAAGATAATGAATTAATTAACTTTATTCTCGCATTTAAAAGAAAGCTTGCCGACCATCCCTCAAGTAGCATTGATAACCGTTGCTTAACGAAAACGTATCTTTATACGGTCAAGAACCGCTATCGCCGAAGAAGGAAGCCGTATGGACATTCAAACTGAAAATGAAATTCTTCGGGCACTGAAAAAATTAACGGTTGAAGAAGAGGAATTTTGTCAGCCGGGCGGGGAATATTTATACGAAAGTTTAACCAACGCTTATCTTGCTCAAAAACTCGCGGATGCAGACAAAGGCAATGACTACGACGCATGGTTACTGGCACTGGAAACTACCGACGGATTCGATGAAGTTCTTTACGACGTTACCCAGAAAGTCGAACAAATTTTATATCTGATGCGATGCCGTGATGCTTACTACGAGGTACCTGCTTAATGAAAGACAAAACGCACTATAGAAAGGCGTTCGATTCTCCTTATTTGAGCAGCGCCGATATCGTTGAGCCGACACTATTAACCCTCTCTCATGTTGTGCTGGAATCAGATAAAACCAGGAAAACGCAAGACAGGTTCAATACCGCTTATTTCAAAGAGAAACAGATTAGACCAAACGAAAAACTTAAACCAATGATTCTTAATGCAACCAATAGCAAGGTCATTAAAAAATATCAGGTTCATCATTTATTGAGGACTGGCAGAATTTAACCGTGATGATTGGGGTTGAGCATGTCAAGTTTGGGCGTGAATATGTTGAGGGATTAAGGATTTATCCTGCCATTACCCAGAAAAAAACATTAACACCCAATCAGGTTGAAATGTGGGGAAAGGCCAAACAAAGCTATATCAATAATAAGTCGCTCGACAAAGTATTAGAGCGTGTTGAGATATCGCCGGAAGACCAGGAACGCCTCAAGCAGGAGTGCGCTAATGCAATGGCATGACGTACAACAAAATACAGAAGCGTGGGATGCGCTTCGTTTAGGAAAGGTTACTGCATCACAATTTAACTGTTTTATGGCCAACCAGGGAAAAACTTTCGGCGAACCTGCCAAGCGATATGCGTTACAGATTGCCCTGGAAATTATTACAGGGAAAAAATCAGAATTTAGTTTCACTAATGACCACATGTTACGCGGACACGAACAGGAGCCAGTCGCCAGAAGGTTATACGAAGAAACAAACTTTGTTGATGTCACTAACGGTGGATTTTTTGATTGCGGTGATTATGGCGATAGTCCGGACGGATTAGCTGGAAATGATGGTGTTATTGAAATTAAGTCCGTTACCGCCGCTGTGCATTTTGCAACACTGAAACGTATAACGTTTGACCCCGCTTATAAATAGCAACTTATCGGCCATCTTGATTGTACTGAACGAGACTGGGTCGATTTCGTCAGCTATTGCGCGGATTTTCCTGAGCATCGGCAATTAATATCGCACAGGCTATATCGTAAAGAGTGCGAAGAAGAGATTAATCAACTTCGAGCAAGAAGAAAAGATTTTCTTAATCTGGTTGCCACTATCTGTGATGTTATAGAAAAAGTTGATTGAAATAATCAATCATAAGCGAGTCAAAATAATGACAATAAACACCGTGATATTTTCCGGCAATCTTGGCGGTGACTGTACGACACGCAGCACCACAAGCGGCAAGTTGATTGCCACATTTTCTTTACCGGTCAAGCAAGGATACGGCGAGCATGAGAAAACCTCTTGGGTGCAGTGTCGGATGTTTGGTGCCAAAGCGGAAAAGTTACCCATTTATCTGACACGAGGAACCAAAGTTACGGTTATCGGCCAATTTTTGCTCGAAAACTGGACTGACAAAGACGGCAGGGAAAAAACAACTGCTGTTGTTCTGGTTAACGAGATTGATTTCTCAAGTAAGCAGGGAAGTAAAATCCAGCAAAATCAACCGTTAGCTAAACATGCTAACAACGCAACATCAGACCAGTTTGATGATGAAATTCCATTTTGAGCGCTAGTTTAGTGGACAAGTTTGAGAATAGCGGTCAGCGCACCTACAGCGAGAATTAACATACCACCTAATCGGACTGTCAATTGTAAACCCAGTTTGTCAAAACGATTTTCCATATCTTTACGAACATCCAGTATTTGAGCTTCAACTTTCTCAAAACGATGCTCTATATCCTTACGTAAATCTTCAAGGTCACGCTTGGTAGCAAGGTCTGCTACTTCATGTGATTTACGCACAACAAGGGATATTGCCTTAGCCTTAGCCTGATCCTTCGGCAACCCAGCGTTTTCCAGTGTTTCGACGAATTCTTGTGTATCAAAGGCAACTATGACCCATAGCGGATCCTCCTGTTTTTTTATTTAGTTTAAACCCTTTGAGGGTCAACAAGCAAAATTTTACAAGTTACCCGTCAATGCCTTTCCACCAAATTCATTTCTTTGCCATTCAACCTACATCATACGTAGCTCACTAAAGGAAAATCGCGGTGCAAACTGAATTAATTACTATCGATTCTAATCAATTACCCATTATCGAGTGGAAAAATGTTCGTGTTGTGACGACTGAAACGCTTGCTAAGGGGTATGGTGCCAGCATGAAAAACATTCAAGACAATCTAGCCAACCATAAAGCGCGTTTTGTCGAAGGTATCCATTATTTCAAGTTGGAAGGTAATGAGTTACAAGAGTTTAAGAGGCTACCCGATAATATCGGGTTGGTTAGTAAGTATACAAGTCAGCAGATTTTATGGACAGAAAAAGGCGCTGCCCGTATGTCAAAAATTGTTGATACCGATGAAGCTTGGTCTTTCTTTGAAAAAATGGAATCTGCTTACTTTAATCAAAAATTACTACCCAATGACCCGACATCTTTAGGTTTACCTAATTTCCTTGACCCAGCTGAATCTGCAATCGCATGGGCTGAGCAGCACAAAAAAGTTCAACTGTTAGGTTTACAGGTTCAACAACTTGAAACCGAAATCGATAGCCTTAAAAACCTATTCCAGGTTGGCATGACACCTGTCCAGTTTTACAAACAGCTTAATGGCGTAAACATTAACCAGGTCAACTTTTTTCTCGAATCACGTCATTTTCTCTACGATGCAGAAAAAGATATCAGCAAATTTCATGTCTGGCGTGTTCATTCCTATGCGAGAGATACGTATCTAACCGAATCACCCTTCATCATGACAAACGATTACGGGCAACGTCAGTGTTACAAAATCGTTCTGTTAAAGAAAGGGGCTTCATGGTTATATCAGCAATACATCAAAGGTAAGCTACCAATAGAAGAAAGGTTGGAACGGTCAATTTACCCACGAAAAATATAGTCAGGTGGCATAAGGCTACTGTCCTGCCCGGCTCTAATAACCCACGCCAGACACAGCCACACTGTCTACGACAGCCTGTTTCCCAAGCTCTTAAGCGTCATGATGAACGGAATTGCGGCATAACCTAATCTGCAAATTTTGCAAGTTAACAACCCTTAATGCCTTTTAACCACATCCGTTTAATTATGGAGAAATTGTTATGACCAAAATCACCAAAACACAACTCATGCTTTTTAAGTCTGCTGATTCAGAGATCGAGCTACAGGGAACGCTTTACCAAGGCAAGCCGGTGTTCTTCGCCGTCGAACTGGCGAAGGCGCTTGGATATAACGACCCACATCAGGCATTAAATAAGCACTGTAAATCACTGATTAAACTTGATTCCGTCGAAACGGAAGAAATGGGGCTCGGTTTTAAGCCGAAAGGCATCATCCTCACCCCAGAGTCCGATGTTTATCGTCTGATACTGAGAAGCAAGCTCCCCTCTGCCGAACGTGTACAGGATTGGGTATGCGAAGAAGTTTTGCCAACGTTGCGCCAGCAGGGCAGCTACAGCATGAAGACAGCTCACCGTGACGAAGGCAGCGGCTTACCGGAATACCGCAAGGCCCGAGCCATGCAAATCCAGATGGAGATAGCCGAAAAAACTTTCCTGTGGGCGACAGGGCTTTCCGATGCTGCCCGCCAGGCCGTTATTGCCGGACTGATTAACCCGATCGCTGGACATGAAGTGATTCCAGTACCGGTGCTTGAGGAAAAGCACTATACCGCTACGCAAATCAGCAAGATGTTCAATGTCTCGGCGAACAAGATTGGCCGGATTGCCAATGACAACAATATGAAGACCGATTCATACGGTGAGTACTATCTGGACAAGTCACGCTATAGCACTAAACAGGTTGAATCCTTTCGTTATAACGATAAAGCGCTGAAAAAATTCAACGACATACTTATCGCTGAGCAGGAAGCAACGACAAGCGAACTCGTTTGACGTCAAGGACAAAAATGCGCTATATTGTACCCAGCACCTTAACAAAACGGGTGCCGGGTTTGATAGCCCAAGTACTAGAGCGGACATCAGCCGCTATAAGCGGTTTTTTTACGTCCGTTAAACCAACGTTACGCCCCTAAATTATGGTGGGACGTAGCGGGGGAGCCGAAAGGCTCGCCGGGTTCTCTAGTGCCGGTCTATCAATCCCGTTACGTCTCGCCACCCCGTTTGATAGCGGATTGGTGAGGTTTGAAAGAACCTACTAGAGAGGCCGCCACTATGGTTGCTACCACCCCAACTCGCCCTGAGTTTATTGATACCTACTGGATTATCGCAGAATACGCCACTACCCCTTACGGCAAAGTGTCGTTTAGCGCTAATTTTATCAAAAATCCCTTGCCTATTTTGGCAAACTTCGCCTATAGTAATCTGTCATTAGTAAATCCTAGTGACAGGTTTCGCAGCCTAGATTGGTACAAGGCGACAATAGACGCCGAAAATAGCGTCTTTTTTTATGTCGTAGACAATGCCCTGCAACATTCAATGGTGGCGTTGTTAGGGCAATCTTCGGATTGGCTGGTCTCCTTGTACGCCAGTACTGCGAACCCTGATAACGTCACCGCCCATTACGAGTTTCGCAGCTCTAGCGGTGATTTCCTGAATAAGTACAAGGAGATCGCATCAATGGCGACTACCCCTAGTCAGACTCACCCTAAATTTACCGATACTTACTGGATTATCCGCTTAGATTCAAACCGTCCCTATGGCAAGGTGTCATTTACGCATAGGGACTTTCTTACCTTCAATTCTATGTTCAAAGACAGCTGCCTGATCTGGGCTGGCCGTCAACCTGTGCATGCAAGCATGGGGGTAAATTAACATGAGAATTGTTGATACCTCCCCTGCCCAGCAGGAAAAAATAAAGCTAGAAATCACTCTCGAAAGTCATAGCAGATTAATTAGGGCAAGAGAAGTCGCTGCTAACATTTACAATGTATTTTGATCCGAATGAATGTTACAGCAAACCGAATCCCTGGCTCCCTGAAATACTGGATTACTTACGTGCGGATATCGATTGCATTTTACATGAAATTGATAAGTACAACTGAACGATAAGTTATCCACCATCGATTAAAAATAACTTATAGGATTCTGTTATGACTAACGTTACCTATGCTGATTTTGAAGCTCAAAAAGAAGAAAATAAAATTAATGTTATTGAACTAGAAGAAGGATACACCAGAATCTCCAATGAACTTCTTGAGGGGATCCTGACCGCAGGTTTAACACAACACCAAGTTGTGGTTGTTATGGCAATTATCAGAAAAACCTATGGCTATAATAAAAAATAGACTGGGTGAGTAATTGGCAGATATCGGAATTAACAGGACCTTTACCGCATAAATGCTCAGCAGCTAAAAGTGCATTACTTAGAAGAAAAATACTTATCTCATCAGGACGGTTTGTAGGAATAAATCAATGCCTGAGTGAGTGGAAAGATAAGACTGGCTTGAATGAAATGTTACCCGAATCAGGTAATAACATAAAATCTTACCCGAATCAGGTAAGTTTACCTCAATCGGGTAACAACAACATACCTAAATCAGGTAAAGAAAGTTTACCCGAATCAGGTAAGAAAACGACATACCCAAATCAGGTAAAATTACCCGAATCGGGAAAAAAGAGTTTACCCGAATCAGGTAAACACAAAAGACAAACTACAAAAGACAATATATTAAAACCAAATAAACCCCCTATAGTCCCCCTTGCGGCAAAATCAAAATCGTTTGACCCAGGCTCGGCAGAACTTCCTGCCTGGCTACCAAAACCAACCTGGGATTCCTGGGTACAGTACCGCAGGGAAATTAACAAGCCGATTAAATCCCAGCAGACGGTGATCTAGGCTATCAAGCTGCTAGGCAAGTGCCGCGATAACGGACATCAGCCGGAAGAAATTATTAACGCCAGTATCGCCAACGGCTGGCAAGGACTGTTCGAGCCGCAACAACCCGCACGAACCCAGCAGGCCAAAGCCTACTCTGTCGCAGATAGCTTTGTTGACAAGGACTATGGGGCACCGCAGCTGCCTGATTGGGCGCGGGAGTGTCTATCGAGGGAGGGGCTATGAACTACAGTGAAGAAATCACAACGGTGCGCCAAAAACTGGCAGACCTGAATGCGCCCCCCAAGCCACTTGAACACACGGTTTTCGAGGAAAGAGAGGCCATCTGTGACAGGCACGGCGTATTCAAACAACGTTGCCGCAGGATCGCACTTCACGGCAAAGGCATTGAAACAAGAAGCGAATGCCCTGCTTGCCTGAGCGAAAAATTAATCCAGTTGGAGCAAGCCGAAGCAGAGCAGGAAAAACAACGCAAACACAGCAAGATTAAAACGCTCATGGATAACCTGAGCCTGCCGGAACGCTTTGCCGATGTCACCCTGAATAACTACAAGCCAGTGAATCCTGATGCGGCACGTTGCTTAAAACTTTGTAACGACTATGCCACCCATTAGCCTGAACGCCTTAAGCGGGGCGGCGGTTTGGTGATGTGTGGTAAACCCGGTACAGGCAAGAACCATCTGGCGTTGGCCATTGCGAAGCAGGTCATCAACGAGCACCAAAGTTCAGCGCTATTCACGACCGTTTTGCGAATTGCCCGCGAATTTAAATCAACCTGGAGCAAAAACGCAGAATGTTCAGAAGCTGGTGTTATCAAGCGCTATACGCAACCTGACTTGCTCATCATCGACGAAGTGGGCGTTCAGTTTGGTAGCGAGGCGGAAAAAATGATCTTATTTGAGGTTATCAACACGCGCTACGAGAGCATGAAACCTACGATTCTCATCAGTAATCTGGCATTGAATGAACTGGCGGGATTTATCGGGGAACGTGTTATCGACCGTATGAACGACGGTGGCGGTTGCACATTGACGTTCACGTGGAACAGCTACCGTTCACGCATGTCTGCATCAACTCAGACATCAACCAAAAATCAATTTTAACAGTGCTAAAACGCCCATAGCGGCGTAAGGGTGGAATTTGTTAAATTTTCAAGAGTAGTAAAATAATATGCTCAAAAAAAGCTGGTTTCGACATGAAGCCATTAGCACACGACAAGCCAACAGGCTGGTTAAGCAATACACCGAGAAGGGCTATCATGTTGAGAACAACATTAACAGCGATCCTGAATTATGGGATGTCGTCGTTAAACTGGCAGAAAGCGGTAATAATTACCCCACCCCCGCGCTGCATGATTAACAAAGTCTGGCATTCTCCGTTATATAAAAATCCTGCAGTGGTTTAAATATGCTAATCAGTAATACACCAAAATCGTTCAAAGACCGGTGGCGAACACCTATTGGCGTTTTTAAAACACTGGATGCCGAATTTGGTTTTAAGCTGGATGCTGCCGCCGATAAAAGCAACGCGCTATGCAAAGCGCATTTAACCGAACAGCAAGACGCATTGAAATGCGACTGGAATAGCAAAGGAGCCATTTTCTGCAATCCACCCTACAGCAAGATTATGCCTTGGGTGAAGAAAGCGGCTGAGCAGTGTAGAAAACAGAAAAAAACGATTGTGATGCTACTGCCTTCCGATACGTCTACGGCATGGTTTCATGAAGCGTTAAAAACATCTGATGAAGTGCGTTTCATCACCGAGGGACGACTCTCATTTATCTCTGCCGAAACAGGCAAGGAAGGAAAGGCGGGCAACAGCAAGGGCAGTGTGTTGTTTATCTGGTGAGCGTGGCGAATACCTGGATGCAGGATGACGTATGTCCAAAGAAAAGAATTATTAAAAAAAGGTGTGAATCGTGATAATCGAACTCCCATTCCCGCCCAGCGTTAATACTTATTGGCGACATAACTCAAAACGAACTTACCTCAGTGATAAAGCAAAAGCATTTAAAGCAACAACCGCAAAAATTATCAACGAGATGCGCCAGAAATCCGGTCTTCAAAAATTTGAAGGTGAAGTCTCTGTATCGATGCAACTCTATCTACCCAACAAGAGAAAGCGTGATGTAGACAATTACTCCAAAGGCGTACTCGATTCTTTAACTGGGGCGGATGTCTGGAACGATGATAGCCAAATTCGCGTGATGACCGTTGAGAAGATAGATAACAACGGCGGCGTGAAAGGCGGGAAGTGTGTCGTCATTATTGATGAATATTGTTCACCGTCGCTGACTAAAAAATCATCAACACACCAACAGAACAGGGTCAATCACATTTAAAATCCAGGGTAACAACGATGACTTTTTCAAACCAACCAATATTAGTTAACGGAGACTCGTTGCCATACATCAAAACACTGTCAGATAATTCCATCGATCTTATTGTAACTGACCCGCCATACTACCGTGTTAAATCATGCGCCTGGGACAGACAGTGGAAAACAACCGGGCAATATCTGGCGTGGCTAAATGATTACCTCGTTGAATTCCAGCGGATATTAAAGCCAAACGGGAGTCTCTATCTGTTTTGTAGTGCGGCATTGGCCGCTGATACCGAAATTATGCTAAGAAATCACATGAGGGTGTTAAATCACATTATTTGGGCTAAACCGTTTGGCCCGTGGCGGCGACAGAAGAAAGATACGCTCCGCTCATTTTTCCCCAGCACCGAGCGAATGTTGTTGCCGAGCAGTACGGGGCAGAGGGTACGTCAAAAAATGACGCTGGATATGCATTGAAATGCGCTGAGTTAAAAGGTGAAGTGTTCGCTCCACTGATTGACTATTTCATCACCGCAAAAAATCAACTCAATATCACGGGCAAAGAAATAGAAAAGTATATGGGAGGCTACATGCATCGGCATTGGTTCTCGTATTCTCAGTGGCAGCTACCGAACGAAACACAGTATGAACGTTTGCAACAATTCTTTTCGCAAAAAGCAGCAGAGAAAAAATTAGCGTCGTCTCTCGTCAAAAATCACCATCAACTGAGTTTGAAGCACGGCGAACTTCAGCGTGATTACGGTGAACTGATGAAAAACTATGCCGAATTTAAGCGACAATATGAAAACTTGCGCCGACCTTTTTCTGTCACCAAAGACATGCCGTATACCGATGTGTGGAACTTTCCACCCGTACTGTATTATCCCAGCAAACATCCCTGTGAAAAGCCAGCAGCCTTACTTGAACACATTATTAACGCCAGTAGCAGATCAGGCCATACTGTAGCGGATTTCTTTATGGGTTCCGGTTCGGCGGTAAAAGCCGCAATTCAATTAGGTCGGCAAGCTATCGGCGTGGAATTGGAAACAGATAGATTTATTCAGACCCAAAAAGAAATAGAAAATCTTATTCCTCAAATCAATAACGAAGGTATGATTTCCTGACGAAGCGCCACCCTTCCCTCAGAAGAAACATACCTCATTCTTCAAAAACTCGAAAATAAATAAAGTTACCTATGAATAATATTGAAAAATACACAACGGGCACGGCCTATGGTGCCAGCGCAACGACGTTTTTATGCGGTGCGCTATCGCTTAGTGAATGGGCGCTGGTTACGGGGATTATCTGTTCAGTGCTAACCGTTGGACTGAACTGGTATTACCGGCACAAGGAATATCGTTATCGAACGAGAAATCTCAATGAATAGCCAACTTAAGAAACACCTTGTGACTGCAACGACTGGCGGGGTATTAGCACTTGCTGCCGTCCTGGTGCAGTGGCACGAAGGTAAGCGCTATAAGCCCTATCGTGATGGCGGCGGCGTACTCACTGTCTGTCACGGTCATACCGGCAAGGACGTTACGCCAGGGGAAATTTATAGCGAAGAAGAATGTAACGCGTTGATGAAGCAGGATTTGCAGGTAGCACGTGCCATTGTTGAACGTTATGTCACTGTTCAGCTTACCGATTTGCAGAAAGCCGCTTTGACTTCATTTGTTTACAATATCGGCAGCGGGGCATTTGCCAATTCAACGCTGCTTAAAAAGTTGAACACCGGAGATATTCAGGGCGCTTGTGACCAGATGCGCCGTTGGAAATACGATGAAGGAAAGGTATCAAACGGGCTGATTAACCGCAGGGAGGTAGAACGGGAGCTTTGTTTAAATCCAGATTCACTAATCAATCCAACTCAATGAGCCTTGGTATCGCTCAAGGCTTTGCTATACCCATAGCGCCCCGCTGCGCAAAGAATCACATCGAACCTGAACCATTTGAAATGAGCCTTCTGTATCAAACATATCCACTGCAAGCATCATCAAGGTGCCATTTCACGGTAATGATCTCTATGTCGTGAATCACAACGGCGAACCGTATACGCCAATGAAACCTATTGTAGAAGGGATGAATATGGCTTGGAAGCCTCAATTTATTAAGTTAAAAAAAAGGTTTAATTCAGATATTACCGAGATGGTAATGGTTGCAGAAGACGGCAAATCTAGAAAAATGCTTTGCCTTCCGCTGCGTAAACTTGCTGGTTGGCTTCAAACAATTAACCCCAGCAAGGTCAAGTCTGAAATCCGCGACAAAGTAGTTCAGTACCAAGAGGAATGCGATGACGTTCTATACGACTACTGGACAAAAGGGATCGCCGTTAATCCTCGTACTCAAAAAGCAGAACGTAGCATCATTGCAGGAACTTAATACAGCATGTGCTGAATTAAAAACTGATAAGTCGATTGCTAGCTTATTCGGTACCAGATTGAGTGAATGGGAAAATATTAAGGCAGCACATACGAAGAAGGTTAAGGGTTTAATTGAAGAAGCTCAATTGTTGTTAACTTTTTAAGGAAGCACAGTAGCTATCATTATGAACAACATAGAATTCATTGAAAAACATGTAATAACTGAATTGATGAAGCAAGGATATGACCAATCTGTGGCACGGATCAGTGCAGACATAGCAAAAGAACATTATCGCCGCAATACCGCCAGTGCAAAAGGTAAGATGTTTGTAGATTGTCTACATGCTGCCGAAGTCTGGGCTGGAAAGTACCAGCCTCAAATTAAACCAAAATGAGGATGACTCCATGTGGATATTGATTTTTGCCATGTATGCGGCCCCTTTTGCAGAAACTGACTTTGCTTCGGTGAGTAGTCAGGAATTTTTATCAAAAGCGCGGTGCGAAAAAGCGAAAGCCATATTTGAGGTAAAGTTTGAAACATTGAGATCAATTAACGGCATAGCGTATTGTGTAGAAAAATGAACTGGAAAATTCCTCTTGTTATCGGCGCGCTACTGACCTCAATGTCAGGTGCAACCCTGTATTACCGGACACTGTATTACGACGCTGAAAAAGCACGAAAGATTGCTGTATCGGATAAGGAAAAACAACAGATTGCATTCGAGCAGTTAAGCCATCAAATGCAGACCATCTCAGCGCTGGATACACAACATACCAAAAAACTTGAACATGATAAAAACCTTATTGCCCGGCTTGAGCGCGATGTGGCTGCTAGTCGCCGCCGGTTGCGCGTCAAAGCAACCTGTTCCAATGTGTCAGCCAATGCCGCCTCCTCCAGCCTGGATGATGCAGCCCGCGCCAGACTTGACTACACCGCTCAACGAAATTATTTCACCCTCAGACGACGAATCGAAATGGCAGAAGAGCAAATAAATGGCTTGCAGGATTATGTACGGCAGGTCGTCTTATCTCATCAACAGGAAGAGAAGAATTAATGAACTGGATTGATTGTCGTGTAAATATGCCAGAGATAAACAATAAAGTACTGATTTATCGAAAGGATAGAAAAGAATATCTGGTGGGTGTTTATCTTGGCAATTCTCAGTTTCACTATGCAGATTGTTGCCAGGGTATTCAGAAAACTTGCAGCGCTAGCCACTGGATGCCGTTACCTGAATCACCAATCAATAATAGATCCGTGAATGAAAATACCAAATGAAGAAAACCCAACTGTACAATGCTCGCTGGGATAAAGCGCGCCGGGCATTTCTTGCCAAACATCCCTTATGCGTAATGTGCCTGGAACGTGATTTACTTAATCCGGCTACTGTCGTTGACCATGTTTTACCGCATCGTCTGCGCTTTGCTCAGACAGCCGAAGAAGAAAAAAAAGCTCAAAAATTATTCTGGGATGAAAAGAACTGGCAACCACTCTGTGCTCAACATCACAACACAACCAAGCAACGGATGGAGAAAGGGAATAAAGGTTATGGTTGTGACGAAAACGGCATGCCGAATAATCCCAATAGTCATTGGAATACCCCAATATAATGGGGAGGGCGGGTTAAAAGTTCCAGTAAACAACGCTTCCTGACTCACGTGCCCCCTCTGTACGCACAGTCGCGAAATGAAATCTCATTTCACAAAACATCGCATATTATTGAAATACAGATATTTTTATAAAAAATTAACAAAATGGATACATTTATGGCAGGAAGACGCCCAAAACCAACCGCCTTAAAATTAGTGACCGGTAATCCAGGAAGAAGACCACTTAATAGCGCAGAGCCTACCCCACCACCCTATTCAGCCTCTCCCCCAAAATACTTATCCAATACGGCAAAAGAAACCTGGGAGCGGCTAACGCTGCTGTTAAATAGCATGGGCGTATTAACGATTGCCGATGCTTTTGCACTGGAAAGTGCTGTGTGATATTTACGCTGAGATCCTGCGGTATCGCGCCTTGATAGAGAGCAACGGTGAAACGTTTGAGGTGCATTCTCAAAACGGCGTATCAATCAGGGCAAATCCAGCCGTTTCGATGCTGTCGGATGCGGATAAACGCTTTAAAAGCTATCTGGTTGAATTTGGCTTAACACCGGCAGCAAGAACCAAGGTGAGGACGCATGACAAAGAAAAAAACCGGACGAACTCGACGAGTTCTTCGCTCACTGATTTGGCCACCCACTATGCCACTCAAGTTGTTTCAGGCGTGGAGATTGCCGGGCCTGATATTCGTCATGCCTGTCAACGTCACTTGCGGGATTTATCGACGGGTAATACGCGGGGTCTGTTGTGGGATGTCGGATCCGCACAGCGTGCCATCCGTTTTTTTTCCAACGTATTGAAATTAAACGGCGGTATCTATGAAGGCAAGCCGTTTAATTTACTCCCTTGGCAGTGTTTTATCGTTGGCACTCTTTTTGGCTGGCGAAACAACGAAGGACAACGCCGTTTTCGGATGGCCTACGTTGAAGCCGGAAAAGGATCGGGAAAATCGCCACTGGCGGCGGGGATAGGGCTATATTGCCTGGTTGCTGATAATGAAGCGCGAGCCGAAGTCTATGCCGCTGCCACCAAAAAAGACCAGGCGATGATCCTGTTTCGTGACGCCGTCGCGATGGTAGACCAATCGCCAAAGCTGGCCAAACGTATCCAGAAATCCGGTGGGGCGGGTAAGGAATGGAATCTGGCATTTTTACAAGCCCGTGCTTTTTTCCGGCCTATCAGTGCCGATGATGGGCAATCCGGCCCGCGTCCTCACTGTGCCTTGATTGACGAAATTCACGAACACAAAAGTAATCAGGTTGTTGAAATGATGCGGGCGGGCACAAAAGGCCGCCAACAGGCATTGATTTTCATGATCACCAATAGCGGCCATAACAAAACCAGTGTCTGCTACGACTATCACGAATACGGACGTAAAGTGGCAGAGGGCAGCATTGAAGATGATAGCTTTTTCGCCTTCATCTGTTCGCTGGACGAAGGCGATGACCCCTTTAAAGATAGCGGTTGTTGGAAAAAAGCGAATCCCTCATTAGGGCATACGTTCAGCGAACGCTATCTACAGGAGCAAGTCACGCAAGCCCGTGGGATGCCCGCCAAAGAGAGCCTGGTTCGTCGTCTTAATTTCTGTCAGTGGGTCGATGCCGAGAATCCCTGGATTAATAGTGATAGCTGGATGGCGTGTGAGAAAACCTCGCTGGATTTAGCGTCGCTGGCAAACTCACCCTGCTATGGTGGCCTGGATTTATCCGGCAAGCAGGATTTAACGGCGCTGGCGCTTTATTGGCCGGAAGAAAAAACGGCTTATGTCGAGTTCTGGACACCGAAAGACACCTTACTGGAGCGTGCCAGGGTCGACAGAGTGCCTTATGATGCCTGGTTGCGAGCAGGTTATCTTAACGCACCACCAGGGAATGCGATTAATCTCGGCTTTGTTGCCCAACGGATAGCGGAATTATCCGCACGATATACCCTCAATCGTATTGCCTACGATGCATATCATATTGATTATTTACGGCCAGAACTGGAAAACGAAGGGGTCAATACGGTATTAACGCCGCACGGACAAGGCTTCGGCAAATCGAAACAATCCGGCCTTTGGATGCCAAGATCCATTGAATTGTTTGAGCAGCGTCTTCTCGGTGGCGAATTACGTATTGATTTCAACCCCTGCCTACGTTGGAACGCCGCAAATACCGTTATTGAAGAAGATAAAAACGGCAATCGTGTTTTTAGCAAACGCCGCAGTAACGGGCGCATTGACGGTGTTGTTGCGCTGGCGATGGCAATCGGGGCCGCCGAGGTGCTTGAGGAAGAAACCGGCGATCTGGAGGGCTTTTTAACCAATCCAATTATGGTAGGGCTGTAGTGAAAAAACATCAATCTCCCGGCAAAATTAAAAGCGCGGTGCTCAACTGGCTAGGGGTGCCACAGAATTTAACCGATACGCTGTCATCGTTTCATGACTATAGCCAGAGTAAGAGCGGACAAGTGGTGACAACGGATAAAGCCCTGCAACTTTCTGCGGTCTGGGCGTGTGTGCGTCTGTTGAGTGAATCGATATCCACGTTACCGCTCAAACTCTATCACCGTGAGTCGGATGGTTCACGCAGCCTCGCACAGCAACACCCTGCTTATCCTGTCTTGTGTCGTCGTCCTAACCTGGAAATGACACCTTCGCGTTTTATCCAAATGATTGTTGCCAGCTTGTGTTTACGCGGTAATGCCTTTGTTGAAAAAAAGAAAGTCGGTCAGCGTCTGGTCTCCCTCGTCCCTCTATTACCCCAAAACATCACCGTTAAACGGCGTGATAACGGGCGACTGGAATACCACTATACCAACGATACCAAACCGGGTTATTCCTCATTAAAACCGCGAGTGATTGCAGATAATGACATGATGCACATACGGGGGTTCGGATTAGACGGCATTTGCGGCATGATGCCGTTGAAAACGGGTCGTGAGGTGTTTGGCTCGGCGATGTCGCTCGAAACAACGGCAGCGCGATATTTCCAGAAAGGCATGTCGGCATCCGGTTTTGTCACTTTCGACAAATTACTCAGCAAGGAGCAACGAGAAACGTTTAATAAAGAGCTTGAGCGATTTTCAGGATCGGAAAATACCGGAAAAGTCATGCTGCTGGAAGCCGGAATGAAATTTAATGGTATTACCTTGGATCCGCAAACCTCGCAAATGCTAGAAAGCCGCGATCATAGCGTCGAAGAAATCTGCCGCTGGTATCGCGTTCCGCCGTTTATGGTCGGTCATATTACGAAACAAAGCAGTTGGGCTTCGAGCGTGGAAGGGATGAACCTGATTTTCCTGACCAATACATTACGGCCCTTACTGGTCAATATTGAACAGGAAATCGCCCGCTGTCTGCTGGATAATGACGAGGATTATTTTGCGGAATTTTCGGTTGAAGGACTGCTCAGAACCGATAGCACGGGTCGAGCAGCCTATTACACGACTGCGTTACAAAATGGCTGGATGAGTCGCAATGATGTGAGGAGACTGGAAAATCTACCGCCGATTGATGGCGGAGACCTGTATACCGTTCAGTTGAACCTGACGCCCCTCGATCAACTGGGGCAGGAGAATGACGGCGAAAAAGTGCGAGCGGCGCTAAATGCCTGGTTGTTTCCTGAAAAATCCTCATCTCATCACCCGACTGGCACCCAGCAAGAAACAGAATAACTGGAGTTTTTCCTGATGAAAAAAAATGCACTTCCGGTATTACCGGCGGTTTTTCCCTGTCCGAAAATGACCAGTGAAATTTCACCGTCAGCATTAGCAAAATGGAACAGCAGTATCAGGGCATCAAGCCAGGATGATAATACACTATCGATATTTGAGACGATTGGGCAGGATTGGGCAGGTGAAGGGATCACCGCTAAACGAATTGGCGCAATATTACGTTCACTGGAAGGTAAAGATATTACCGTCAATATCAATTCGCCGGGTGGCGATCTGTTTGAAGGGCTGACTATCTTCAATCAACTCCGTGAATATGCTGGCAAAGTGACCGTGAAAATATTGGGATTAGCGGCTTCTGCGGCTTCAATCATTGCCATGTCAGGCGATGAGATACAAATCGGGCGAAGTGCTTTTCTGATGATCCACAACACCTGGGGTATGGCCGTCGGTAATCGCCATGACTTTGCCGACATTGCCGAAAAAATGACCCCCTTTGATTTTGCCATGCGGGATGTTTACGTCGCCAGAACCGGCATGGATGAAAAGACGGTCACCGCGATGATGGATAATGAAACCTGGATTAATGGCGGCGAAGCGGTGGAGAAAGGGTTTGCGGATGCCTTCCTGCCCGCTGATAGCACACAACAGGATAACGATTCGCCTACCGCCGCACTGAGAAAACTGGATGCACTGTTGGCGAAAACCAATACACCTCGCGCTGAACGCCGACGGTTATTTAAAGCTTTACGGGGTGATATGCCGGGCGCTATCACGCCCTCTCACGGTACGCTGTCCGCTACCCCTGATGTTTCTTCCGAGACCTTGACACAACTGGATAATGCCTTGCGTCGTCTGGTGTCGATACCTCATTAAACTGGAGACAACATGTCTGATATTAATGAAATGTTTAAGAAAGTAACGGCTTCTATTGAAGAAGCCAGCAGCAAATATAGCGCCCAGGCAGAGAAAGCCCTGAAGGAAGCGCAAAAATCGGGTGAGCTTTCCGCTGAAACCAAAGCAGCCGTTGATAAAATGGCGGTTGAACTGAACGCCTTACGTGAAGCAGAAAAAACCCTGAAAGCCCAGGTAGGCGAAGTTGAACAACATATTACCCAAATGCCGGTCGCCAATGCGTTGAACGTGGTGAGTTCTATCGGTCAACAGGTGGTTGGCATGGAGGTAGTGCAGGCTTTAGGCTCGGGCATGGAATCCAGTAAACGGGTAATAGCCCCGATTAACGCAGCACTTATTTCATCGGATGTCACCGGAACGATTGTCGCACCAGACCGTCAATCAGACATCTTGACCAAGCCGAAGCAACGGTTGTTCATTCGTGATTTGATTGCCAGTGGCAAAACGCAAAGCAACACGATTTATTACGTGAAGCAGAAAGGATTTACCAATAATGCCAAGACTGTCGCGGAAAATACCGCCAAGCCCTATAGCACGATTGAATTTGAAGAGGCAACAGTCCCCGTTCGCACGATTGCCCATATGTTTAAAGCCTCCAAGCAAATTCTGGATGACTTTTCGCAACTGGCCTCCCTTATCGATATGGAGCTACGTTATGGCCTGAAATACGTTGAAGAGCAGCAAATTCTCTTCGGTGACGGTACCGGTTCAAACCTGAACGGGATCTTTACTCAAGCCACTGAATTCAAAGCAGAATTAAAACCAGCACATCGAACCGCGATCGATGATCTACGGCTTGCCATGCTACAAGCGCAACTGGCACGGATCCCCGCGACAGGCCATGTGTTGCACTTTACCAACTGGGCACAGATTGAACTTATCAAGGATACGCTGGGGCGTTATCTCCTTTCCAATCCGGCAGCCCTGACAACACCGACGTTGTGGGGCTTACCCGTTGTCGTCACAGAAGCCGCTGAGTTTAAAGATAAATTCCTGGTGGGGGCTTTCAATTTAGGTGCGCAACTGTTTGACCGTGAAGAAGCAAACGTGGTGATCAGTACCGAGAATACCGATGATTTTGAAAAGAATATGATTTCGATTCGTTGCGAAGAGCGTCTGGCGCTGGCGGTTTACCGCCCCGAAGCGTTTATCAAAGGTGACTTAACCAAGATAGAGGTTTCAGGTGGTGCGGGAAAGGCGGGAATAACGGAGAGTAATCAACGTTAAACACAATGGCCTATCCATGTAGGCCATTTTTTTACTGGAAATAAACCAACATGTTTATTGACAAAGAACAGGTCAAACGACAATGCAGGATTGCATTAGACGATAACAGTGAAGATGTACTGCTTGATAGTTATATCGTCGCCGTAGAGCAAAAAACCATCGCACACCTTAACCGTAATCTCTACAAAGCCTCCGTGCCTGAAACTGACCCTAACGGCCTGGTTATCAATGCGGCGATTATTCAGGGGATGTTGCTATTGGTGACGGGGTTATATGAGCATCGTGGGGGTATATCCGACATGGAACAGTGGTCTATTTTTCCGTTTTTTAAGTTTTTAGTGGATGACTACAGGCTGAGCGGACTATGAAACCGCATTATAGCAGACCGTATTCCCGTTTCCCCGATCCTGGGGAGTTAAATAAGCGCGTGTTGTTTTATACGCGACAGGATGAACCGATAGGCGGTAGCGGGATACAGGCAGCAAATCAAGACCAGCATACCGTCTGGGGAAAATTGATCCCCGTGAGTGACACACTTCGCCTCCATTCTTTTCAAATCAACAAAACCGTCACGCATAAAATCATTGTGAGATACAGACAATCGCTTTACTCAAGTGATCAAGCGGTAATTAACGGTGTTGTCTATATCATACGGGGCGTTACTGATATCAACAGTGCGGGACGGTTTCTGTCTTTTTCTTGTGAAGAAATGAGCAGTCAACCAGAAAGAGGAAATGATTTTGGATAATCTCCATATTGATTTTCATCAACCCAAAGAATTTGTCTTTAATCGCGCAAGGATCCGTCGTGCTTTTGTGAAAGTCGGCCAAATGCATCTGAAAGCAGCACGTCGTCAACTGATGAAGCGGGGTGGCCGTTCACGACCCGGTGAAACCCCACGGTGGCAAACCGGACGATTAGCGCGATCTATTGGTTATTACGTTCCGAAAGCGACATCACGACGACCCGGGTTAATGGTTAAGATCGCCCCCAATCAGAAACGCGGTGTCGGCAGTAAACCGATTGAAGGCGATTTTTATCCTGTTTTTCTGCATTACGGGGTACGTAGCGCTTCTCACGGTATGTCTAAACAGCACAAACGACAAAAACGTCACCACCAACGCGGAGGGTGGCGTATTGAGAAACGTCAAAATTACATGATCGCCACGTTAACGCGGCTGAAAAGTTGGACAAGCTACACGCTAAAGAAAGCACTGCGTCAATCACTGCGGGCAGAGAGAAGAAAAGGAAAGGATCATGAAACTTAGTCCGATTATTGCGGCATTACGAACCTTGTGCCCCCGTTTTGAAAACAGAGTAGGCAGTGTCTCTCAATATGAGGATTTACCGGATTGCGGCAAACTGGCTTTACCCGCTGCTTACGTTATTCCGGGAGAAGATGTGGTCGGTGAACAACGGTCACAAACGGATTATTGGCAATCATTAACCGAAAGTTTTTATGTCGTGGTGATTTTAAATAATGCACGTAATCAAAAGGGACAATATCCCTCTGTCGACACATTAAATGAAGTCAGGTCTGAAATCTGGCGGGCATTACTCGGTTGGCAGCCAGAGCCGGGTTGTGGTGCAATTAATTATGCCGGCGCGGAGGAAGCCGATTCAAACCGGGCTGAATATCATTACCTGTTTAAATTTAATACTGAAACAGACATCAACGCCGAAGATACCCGCCACGATGCTGACCTGAACCATTTACCCGATTTGCATGCCGTTGCTATTGACCTAAACGAACAGTCAGGCAACGTAAAATCGCATCTGGAGATAAATATAAAATGATAGGGACACAACCAGAAATTGTTTTTATTAAGCCTAAGCACGGACGAAAAGTGCCTATTCCGCAATATATGCGCGATACCAAAGAGTATTTTGGTGAATATTTGCCAGAAGAAGGATTACGTGTTGAAAAAACGCTTTTTTGGATAAGAAGAAAACAGGACGATGATATTGAGGAAGTGAGTGAATCCGACAATCCCCCTCTTGCAATCAATCAAGATGCGATTGATACCACAAAAAATAAGCTAAAAAAAGCTAAAGAGGAGGCTCAGGAATGACCATTAGCTTTAATACCGTGAACGCGAATCTGCGTGTGCCTGGTTTTTATCCCGAAATGGATAACAGCGCTGCCAATACGATGCAAGCCAGCGGCCCCGCACTGCTCATTGGTCATGCATTACCCACTGCACAAATGACTTTGAATTCACCGATGATCATGCCCTCGGCAGAAATGATGCAACAGTTAGCCGGTCGGGGCAGCCAGTTGCACCGCATGGTGCAAGCCTACCGTCGGATTGATGCGATAGGTGAACTGTTTGTCATTGCTGTACCTGCTGTACCTGAAACCAAGGGGACGAAAGCAACAGGCAAGATTGCCATTAGTGGCACCGCAACCGATTCCGGTGTCGTTACGCTGTATATCAGCAACCAGCGTATTTTATCTGCTGTCAAGAAATCGGATACGGAGAATACCGTTGCAGCCGCCCTGGGTAAAGCGATCAATGACAACGAAGATTTGCCTGTCACCGCGGCAATTTCATCTGGAAAAATCAGCTTGACCGCAAAGCATAGAGGGTTAACTGGCAACGATATTCCCTTGATGATGAACTATTATTCACCGACAGGCGGTGAGAATACGCCTCACGGTCTTAATATTACCATTACTGCCATGAGTGGCGGTGCTGGCTCCCCCGATATGGATAGCGTTATCAGCGCAATGGGTGACTTATTATTTGATTTTATTGGGCTGCCTTTCTCTGATGCTGCCTCTTTGCAAAAGATGAGCGCGGCGATGAACGACACGAACGGTCGCTGGAGTCCTTATCAACGGTTATACGGTCATGTTTATACCGCAAAAAAAGCGATGGTCGGTGAACTGGTCGCTTTTGGCGACACCTTGAATGATCCGCATCTCACTATCGCCGGATACGAACCTGCAATACAAACTGCGCTGGATGAACTGGTTGCGGCACGACTGGCACGGTGCGCGATATTTTTGCGCAATGATCCGGCCAGACCGACCCACACCGGCGAGTTAAACGGGGTGTTACCCGCGCCGTCGGGCAAACGCTTCACCTTGGCGGAGCAGCAATCCCTGCTTTCACACTGTATCGCTACCGCCATTGTCGAAGGCGGTGTATTACGCATTCAGCGCGATGTGACGACCTACCAGAAAAACAGTTACGGCGTGGCCGATAACAGCTATCTGGACAGTGAAACACTCTATACCAGTGCCTATGTTTTGCGGCGATTGAAATCGGTGATCACCAGCAAGTACGGGCGGCAAAAACTGGCCAGTGACGGTACCCGATTCGGTGCAGGTCAAGCGATTGTTACGCCAGCCGTGATTAAAGGTGAACTCTGTGCGGTTTATCGCCAATTAGAGCGCGAAGGCATTGTCGAGAATTTCGATGCTTTTCGTCAACATCTCATCGTTGAGCGCAACGCCAATGATCCTAATCGGATTGATGTCGTTTTTCCTGCGGATTATATCAATCAACTGCGGGTATTTGCGTTGGCGAATCAATTCAGGCTGCAATATAACCAGGGTGAGGTGGTGTGATGACGGGAAAAAGAAAAATAGGCGGCACCTGCTATTTTAAGGTCGATGGGCAGCAACTCTCATTGAATGGCAGTGTAGAAGTGCCGATGAATACGGTTATCCGGGAAGACCTTATGGGCATTGATGGCAGTGTGCATTACAAGGAAACGCATCGTGCGCCTTATATCAAGGCAGAATTTAAAGTTGAGCGACGTTTTCCAATAGAAAAACTTACTACAGCAGATGAAATGACCATTACTGCCGAATTGGCTAACGGCATGGTTTATGTGTTGTCAGGCGCGTGGCTATCCGGCGAATCTTCACATAATGCTGACGAAGGCACGGTCGAGATGGAGTTTCACGGAGATGAAGGATTTTATCAATGAAATCAATAGCACTGAGTAAGCCGATTCAGGTACACAATAACAAAGTCACCGTCCTGGAAATTCAGGAACCCACGTTTGATCAGGTAGAAAAATACGGCATCCCTTTTAGTTACTCTGAACGAGGCGATATGCGGCTGGATACCCGCTCCGCCCTGTCTTATCTGCCTGAACTGGCGGGGATCCCCCGCTCTTCTGCGCAACAGATGGCGCTACATGATGTCTTTCTCGCCTCAATGACCATCGTGAGTTTTTTTACCGGTGCCCAGAGCCTGGCAGTCTCAGACGACGATTCTACAACGTTGCCTGGTTCTGGCGACTAAATCCCCTTGAATTACGCCGACATCCGCTGAGTCAGTTCCTTGAACTGGAGGGAGAGGCTGTTCGCATCAATAAGGAACGACACAGTGGCGAATAGTTTTGAGTTAAAAGCAATTATCACTGCCGTTGATAAACTCTCCGCCCCGCTAAAGGGGATGCGGCGTGAAATGAAGACCTTCAAGAAAGAGTTTAGCGCGGGAATGGCAGGCGCGGCGGCATTAGGTGCGGGGATTGTTACTGCCATGGCGTGCCCCATCAAGCAGGCAATAGACTTTGAGTCGACGATGGCCGATATCCGCAAGGTGGTTGATTTTGATACGCCAGAACAATTCAGGCAGATGTCAGAAGATATCCTTAAGCTGTCGACAACACTCCCGATGGCAGCCGATGGCATTGGGCAGATTGTGGCCGCAGGCGGTCAGGCGGGGATAGCGAAAGAAGAACTGATGTCCTTCGCCCAATCCGCGGTAAAAATGGGTATCGCCTTTGACCAGACGGCGGAGCAATCCGGGCAGATGATGGCACAGTGGCGTACCGCCTTCCGATTAACGCAAAATGATGTGGTCTCGCTTGCCGATAAAATCAACTACCTTGGCAATAACGGGCCAGCTAATGCCGCCAAAATCTCTGAAATTGTGACCCGTATTGGCCCGCTGGGTGAAGTCGCGGGCCTGGCATCGGGTGAAATTGCGGCACTTGGCGCAACCATTGCCGGGATGGGGGTTGAGTCAGAGGTGGCGGCAACCGGCATCAAGAACTTTATGTTGGCGTTAACCAAGGGGAAATCCGCGACAAAATCGCAAAAAATAGCCTTAAGAGCCTTAAAAATAAGCCCCAAAAAACTCGCGACACAGATGCAGAAAGATGCAAAAGGCGCGATGTTGATGGTGCTAAAGGCAATAGAAAAAGTCCCTAAAGCAGAGCAAACCTCCTTATTAAATTCACTGTTTGGCTCTGAATCACTTTCAGCCATTGCCCCGCTGCTGACCAACCTTGAATTACTGGAAGTTAATCTGGATAGGGTAGCCGACAAACAAAAGTACGGCGGCTCGATGCAGAAGGAGTACGCCAGTCGCGCGGCAACCACGGCAAATGCTATCCAACTGATTAAAAATCAGATGCATGTTGCCAGCGTGAGTATCGGAAGTATTTTTCTGCCTTCCATTGTTGAAACGACAGAGAAAATCCAGCCGTTGATTGAACAATTTCACCCTGGGTAAAAGCCAATCCAGAACTGATTAAATCCTTCGCCAAGTGGGGTGCTTATCTGCTGGGAACGGCGACAGCAGTCGGTGTTGTTACCCGTGCTTTCAGGATTTTTAACAGTGTGATGAAAATGTCGACGTTGGGTAAGCTGGTCTCGTTAATGGTCATAGGCGGTGGACTTATCGTCGATAACTGGGAAACGATCGGCCCGATTATTAAAGCGGTCTGGAAAGATATTGATGGCGTTATTCAGGCAATCGGCGGTTGGGAAACCGTGCTCGCAGGCATTCTGGTTTTTGTTACGACAAAATGGGCGGTCGATATGGTGAAATCGATTCAGCATGTCACCCGTGAGATGAAAACATTGGCTAAAAACAGTCCCTCTGGCATCAAGGGCGTACTGGGAAAAGCCGGGCTGATTGGGGGGATATCTATGGGCGTCGAACCGCTTGTTGACAAGGGTCTTAATGCGGTGTTTGGGGGTAATGAATGGTTTCAAAACCTCAGGACAGCCCGGGATTGGAGCGAGTTTGGTCGTTCAATTATTGGCAACAGTCATTTACTTAAAGATGACAAGGGTGACTGGCAATTTAAGGAAGATCCCCCTAATACCCTTGATTCATTTGGCAAAAACGAGACACGAGACGGTGAAGTCAGGCTTATCTTTGAAAATACCCCACCGGGCATGCGTGTCGCCCCAGTTAGTAATGCCCTACCCTGGCTAAGTTACGATGTCGGCTATAACCGATTTTCCAGACAGTGACCGCTTCGGCGGTTTTTCTTTTTAAGGAGGGGTGATGAGTCACTGGAAAGATAACCTGCGTCCAGCGTCCTTTCGCGGCGTGCCGTTTCAGGTGGAAGACGACGAGGGGACTTTCGGACGGCGGGTACAGGTTCATGAATACCCCAACAGGGATAAGCCCTATACCGAAGATCTGGGACGCGCCACACGACGATTTACTATCAACGCCTATCTGATCGGTAATGATTTCTTCGAGGACAGAGATCGACTCATTGTGGCTATTGATACGCCAGGGCCGGGCACGCTGGTACATCCCTACTACGGTGAAATAGCTGTCTGTATTGACGGTGAAGTGAGAGTAAGCCATAGCGGGCGCGATGGCAGGATGTGTCGCGTCAGCTTTAATGTAGTTGAGGCTGGCGAGCTTTCTTTCCCAACAGCAGGTGTTGCGACGGGACAAACGCTAATTTCTTCCAGTTCAGCCTTGAACGATCGCATTGGTGAAACGTTTGCTAACGTGGGCTTAAAAGGTTTACCGGATTTTGCACAGGCTGGCGTGTTAGCACGTACTAAAAGCATGATTAACAACGTCACCAAAACCTTTGACACTATTGATAGCGGCATTACTGCCGCGTCAAGGCTACTGCATGGCGATATTTCAGTGATCTTAAAGCCCGGCTCATCCGGTAAAAGCCTGGTCGAAACGATACAACGAATGTGGCGTGCGGGCAGACGTACTGGGAAAGATGCCTTGATGCTGGCACAGCAAATTAAAACGCTAGCGGGTGTTACGCTGGGGAATGATTTAGCCCCGCGTGGAGTCTGGAAAAGCGATAGACCCAGTGTACGGGCTGAACGCAGGCACAGTAATCGGATTGCGGCTTTGGTGCGTACGACGGCGATCCATGAGGCAACCTGGCGACTGACGCAATTGCCGCCGCCACGTACTGCCCTATTACCGGTTAATCAACGTGGAAAACGTCAGATACACGTCAATATTTCCCATCCCGCCTTGCATGCTGCTTTGCATAAGAAAGATAGCCCGATGGAAAGGGTAGCGGCAGTTACGTGGGATGCGTTGGTCACCGTGCGAGAAACACTGAATCAAGCTATCGAACACGAACAAGCATTAACGCTTGACGATGCGCTGTTCCTTGCCTTGCAACAGGTGAAAACCGATGCTAACCGGGATATTGCAACACGACTGGCGCAAGTTGAAAAAACGGTAACACGCACGCCCGAGGCAGTGCTACCGGCGCTGGTTCTGGCCGCCAAGTGGTATGACAATGCGGCACGGGAAACCGATATCACCAGCCGGAATGCGGTTAATCATCCTGGCTTTATGCCAGTGAAACCTTTGAGAGTACCCGCAAGATGAGTAATCACGTGATATTACGCGTCAACGGGCGCGAATGGGGGGGCTGGACGCGGGTACAGATTTCAGCAGGCATAGAGCGACTCTCACGCGATTTCAATGTAGAAATCACCCGCCAATGGCCTGGTGAATCAGGAAGCTTACCACTACAGCCCAGAATTAAAAAAGGTGAACTTGTCGACGTCCTCATCGGTCAGGATAAAGTCCTCACCGGCTGGATTGAAGCCACACCGATACGTTATGACGCTAAAAGTATCCATGTTGGTATCAGTGGTCGTAGTAAGACAGCGGATTTAATCGACTGTGCTGCGAATACTACGCTTTTTACGGGCAAAACCTTACATCAAATCGCGTCAGAACTGGCAAAACCGTTTAGCATTAAGGTCATCAGCCAAAAGGCCCCAAAAACGCCGCTACAGGCTTTTCAGGCCGATTACGGCGAACAGTACACGAAGTACTAAACAAGGCGCTAGGAAGCCAACAGGCGCTCGCCTGGGATGACGAAGACGGCAATTTATTAATTGGTTTGGTTGGTAATGACAGAGCCACCACCGCGCTGGTCTGGGGTGAAAATATTCTTACCTGTGATACCGAGCAAAGTATCCGTGAACGCTTTTCTGAATATCAAGTAGCAGGTCAACGATCGGGTTCGGGTGATGATGACGATTTCGGGGAAGCCACGCTGACAGTACTCCGCGCCAGAGCCAGGGATAGCCAGATAACGCGCTATCGTCCGCAACATATCCAGCAATCCGGCAATGCAACCGGAGCCAGTTGTCGCGCTCGGAGTCAATTTGAAGCGCAGCAACGGGCAGCCAGAACCGAGGAAACCACTTATACGGTGCAAGGTTGGCGGCAAGGTGACGGCAGTCTGTGGAAACCTAACCAGAGGGTTATTGTTTTTGATCCTGTGCTCGGCTTTAACAATCGGGAACTGGTCATTAGCGAAGTTGTTTATATGCAGGATGAAGGCGGAACACGCTGTGAACTCCGTATTGCACCCGAAGCCGCGTATATTCCGCCGCTTGAGGAATTGAAAGTGCTGACCGCAGAAGAGGATTGGTAACAGATATCTAAAGCGATATCACCCTTTATTAAGCAGGAGATTTATTAATGAAAAACGCCGTAGCCATGCTACAGCGAGTCTTGTTGCGCCTGTGGTCAAGGGTCGTTGTGCGAGGGGTAAATAGCACCCTCGCTTGCCAGCAAGTGGATATCTCGTTAGTGGCAGGTGAAACAAAAAGCGGAATGGAATATCTGGAGCCTTACGGGTTTACCTCAACAGCGCATGCTGGTGCGGAAGGGGTTGCCCTGTTCCTGGGTGGTGATCGCTCGCATGGCGTAGTGATTAGCGTTGCTGATCGGCGCTACCGGATAAAAGGGCTAAAAAGCGGTGAAGTAGCGATCTACACGGACGAAGGCGACAGCATCATGTTCAAGCGTGGACGATTGATAGAAGCGACCACGGACACTTTTATTATTCACGCCAAAAACAAGATCGTGCTGGACACACAACAAGTAGAAACGCCGGGAAAGATCACGGCGGCACAATCCATCGTTTCACAGGCAGAAGTACAGGACAAAACCGGCTCATTGAGCACCATGCGAGCGCAGTACAATACCCACGATCACAAAGGTGATAGCGGTGGCATAACAGGCAAGCCCAATCAACAGATGTAAATAACATACTGATGAATAAAAAAGTGAATACAGCGTTACCCGATCAGGAACGGCTCAAGCGGGCAGTGATGATATCGCTTTTCACCTGGCGACGCTCTGAACCGGATGATGACACAGATACGCAGTTTGGGTGGTGGGGCGATACTTGGCCGACCGTACAAAATGACCGGATTGGCTCTCGATTACATCTGCTGAAACGCACGACCTTAACCCATCAAACGGCGCAAAGAGCGAAGGAATATATCGCTCAGGCGCTCAAGTGGATGACGGAGGACGGGGTAGCGCTTCGGGTTGATATTGAGGTAGTACGCTCAGGCATCGATAGATTAATGGCAACTGTCATCCTGACGTTGCCTGACCATAACATAAAAACGATAACCATCAACAATTTGTGGAGCGTGATCCATGCAAAATAGCGGTTTTTCGCGCCCGACCCTGCCACAACTGATAGACACCATTCGCGGTGATTTGCTCACGCGATTTAATGAAGATAGCGTATTGCGTCGCCTCGATGCCGAGGTGTACGCCAGAGTACAGGCCGCCGCTATTCATACCCTGTACGGCTATATCGATTATTTAGCGCGTAATATCTTGCCGGATTTAGCCGATGAAGATTGGTTGACCCGACACGGTAATATCAAGCGTTGTCCCCGCAAAGGTGCAACCAACGCGAGCGGATTTGTTCGGTGGGAGGGGGTACAAAATGCCCTATCGCTGCCCGCTGACACTGAAATACACCGTGATGATGGTCAAATATACACCACAACGGCCTCAGCAACATCAGCAAAGGGTGTACTTCGCGTACCCGTCGTTGCAAAAAGCAGCGGTCAGGCTGGCAATTGTGAGGACGGCATTGCGCTACGACTTGCTACGCCTATTTCTGGTTTATCTTCGACCGGTTATGCCGATAACATCAGGACAGGAGCCGATATTGAAGATTTGGATAGCTGGCGACAACGTATCATGGCGCGCTGGTACGATACGCCGCAAGGGGGTGCGGATAGTGATTATGTTCGTTGGGCGAAAGAAGTCCTGGGAATAAGCCGAGCATGGACACATCGACACAAGAACGGTATCGGCACAGTTGGGGTCATGGTTGCCAGTGATGATGTAGATCATCCTGCCCCCACACAGGAAATATTAACCAAAGTCAGAGAGCACATCTTACCCCTTGCCCCCGTTGCGGGTGGTGGCTTAACGGTTTTTGCGGTAACAGAAAAAAGCGTCCCTCTCTCGCTTGCCTTATCAACGGATACATCCGAAATTCGAGCCGCTGTCATCGCAGAAATCAAAGCCTTCTTACAACGAGAAGGCGAGCCCGGCAGCAAGCTTTTTCTTTCAAGACTCACTGAAGCCATCAGTCTTGCGGCAGGTGAAGTCGCTCATCGTCTTATTGCGCCAACGGGAGATATTGAATTAGCCCAGACGGAAGTGCCGGTATTGGGTGAAGTAACGTGGGCAAAATATAAGGAATGAGCATCATGACAAATCTTGACGACGAATATACGCAATTGTTGCGAACGTTATTACCGCCCGGCCCAGCATGGGATGAAGAAGATCCGCTCATTAAAGGGCTAGCCCCTTCACTGGCACAAGCTCATCAACATGCTGATAGCCTGATGATTGAAATTAACCCAGCCCAATCGGTTGAATTAATTAACCGTTACGAAAAATTATGCGGGCTGCCGGATAAATGCCTCGCTAATAGAACACAAACGCTAGAAGAAAGGCAACGGGTTCTTGATGCCAAGGTGAATACCGTGGGCGGTATTAATGAGGCTTTTTTCAAAAAGCAGTTGGAAATATTGGGCTATCCAACAGCAACAATAGAACAATTTCAACATCTTGATAGTTCGCCAGATCCGACTTGGGGCGATAAGTGGCGCTATTACTGGCAGGTAAATATTCCTGCTGAAGCGAATGTACGCTGGATTAGCTGTACCAGTTCTTGCAATGAGTCGATTAGGACGTGGGGAGATAGCGCCGTGGAGTGTGTTATTGAGCGCCAGTGTCCTTCACATACCCAAGTCCTGTTTGCCTACACTAAAGGAGAAAATGATGCATCGAATTGATACCTCTACCGCCCAAAAAGATAAATTTGGGCAGGGGAAAAACGGGTTTACCAACGGCGATCCCACTACTGGCACACCGTCAACTAAATTGAATAGTGATATTTGTGATGCGCTACAAGAGGAAGTTTGTACCGTTATCGAGCGTGCAGGTATTCGGCTGAATAAAAGCCAGCATGACCAGCTTTATCAAGCGGTGAAACAATTGTCTGAGGCAGAAGCGAATAAAGCGAAACTCGTGTTAGTTGATGGTTCGACAGTAGATTTGAATACGCTAAACAAACTTGCAAAAGCCCTTGGCAATGATGCGAAATTTTCGGAAACAGTGATTAATTTATTAAATCAAAATGGCGCAGACATCCCGGACAAGAATCTTTTT